ACGTACCGAGACACAATAGAGAGAGCGAGAAATGAATATCGTAGTCTTAAACTAAGATACGATGGGACAGTAGAAGCACTCAACCTAAAGACTAAACTACTTAGTCAAGTTATGAACGAAAAGATGGATGAAGATGTTAATAACCAATTCTAATTTAGATGATTTTATAGATGCAGAATACCAATATCTTCTGTATTATAATAATATTATTACTAAGTAATAGTATTATAAGAGTATCCCTTTAGGGGATACTCTATTAATAATAGTATTAAGAATTATAATAATAGTATACAGAGCGATGAAAATAACAGAGAAAGATTTACGCAATTGGTTCCCAAGGGATATGAGGTTCCTACACTTCTGTGCAAAGTACTACGGCTACTCCTTCTACAATGATGAGGTAGTAGAGAGAGCCAACCACCTTGCCGTGCTTAATGTGATGCGGTTAGTCAATAGAGACCAAGAGTTTGAAGATGAAAAACATATGACAGGTATCGTTATGTCTTCATTCCGATACGCAATACTCAACGCCTACACCAATTCACTTTCAGCTAACGAGAAGAACTTAGATGTACGCAATGAGAGTGAGGTAACCTATGGCGATGGTGATGAGGAGTACAGTAAGTACCAAGCCAATGCAGTTGCAGATACCAAAGAGATTAATAACCTTGTAGACTTCGTTACTGAGTACGCAGAGACTAACCTACCATACCTACAGAGGAGAGCCTTGATAGAGTGTGTGATGGGACAATCAACGATGAAGGAGTTAGCTACAGACACAGACACAAGTGTACGCAAGGTACACCTTGCAAAGCAGAAAGCAATCAGAAGAATTAAGAAACTAATAGGAGCATTAGATGAGAATGAAAAGAAGTATGGAAAGGAAGAGGTTAATGGAGAGTACGTTAGCCCATCTCGTAGCAAGTTACAAATCGCAATACAGCTTGAACCCCTTAGAAAAGACGAGGAGAGAGAGCGTAATCATAGCAAGGCAATGTCTTTCATTCATACTCCACCAAAAGTATAAGCAGAGTCCCAGCCACTTAGGAAGGATGATTGGCAAGGACCACGCTACTATACTTCACAGCACAAAGGTTGTAAGCAACGCACTTGAATGGAGCGATGTTCAGTACGTGGATGAGATAAACAAGTGGTCAATTATCTTTGATGAGGTGATGCCTAACAGCAACGAAACCAAGGAGGAGTTAGTAGATACCATAAACCATATACTACAAAACTCAATGCTTAACAAGAAGAGTAAAGAGTCTGTACTTGATACAGTCTTAGGAAAAATTAATGAATATTATGTCAACGATTAATATTTTGGTGTAATTTAGTAGTAATCAATTCAATTATATATGAGCAATTTAAACAAATCCCTAATCAAAGTTCAGTCGGAACTCAAAGCTCCGAAGGGACAGCGTAACAAGTTCGGTAACTACAACTACCGCAGTGCTGAGGATATCTTAGAGGCTGTAAAGCCTTTACTCGCAGCGAATGGTATGACTATGCAAATCTCAGATTCAGTTGCTGAGGTAGCGGGTATACCTTACATTGAGTCTATGGTTGTGGTATCCGATGGAGAGACAGACAGAGTAGTAACTGCACAAGCAGGTATTGACCCTAATCGTAAGGGTATGGATATCGCACAGTGCTTCGGTGCAAGTTCATCTTACGCTCGTAAGTACGCACTCAATGGTATGTTCCTTATTGATGATACCAAAGACCCCGATGCAACTAACGACCACGGCAAAGGCTCTGCTCCTGCACAGTCTGCACCTACACTACTTCCACTTACAGATGCTATCAAGTCTAAGATGATGGCTGCTGTTAAAGAAGGTAAGCGCGAGGCAGTGGAAACTGCGCTAGGCAAGTACAAGATTACAGCCGCACAACGCAAAGCTATTCTCAGTGCTTGATTGGTCTGAGAGTTTAGAAGACTTCAAGATGGGGGAAACAGTGACTACATTCGCTGCTGCCCTCATCGCTGAAGTTGCTGAAGACAAAAAAGAAGAGTTCGTAGATGCACTCTTCCAAGTATGTGATTATGAACTAGAGTTCCTACAGAGTTACTCAATCCATTTGATAGACTTACTATCGGGATTGGATACCGACACTCCTACAGAGTTGGAGGTTGATGACTTAGTAGATTACACTCTTCAACATATGGGAATCAATGTCAATAATTGAGAAGTTTAATGATGATGAGGTGTACTATGCGGACAGGGAATACCTGTCTAATAGTTCCCTCAAGCTAATGAAAGAATCCCCTACCAAGTTTAGCCTATGGCACAAAGGTAAATGGTCACAGCCTAATACCTCAGCGTTTGATGTAGGTCGTGCCTTACACGCAAGGTTCTTGGAAGATAAGGTAAACTACATTGGTTGGGAAGGACAGCGTAGAGGGAACGATTACAAAGAGTTCCGTTCTGAGAATCCCGATATCATTGCACTAACCCAAAACGACTTCCACCTTGTTGAAGGTATGTACGATAAGCTATCAAAGGTTGATGCTGTTCGTGATATTATGGGCCTTGAGTTTACTCCCGAAGTACCCGGAGTAATGGACTACCATACTGCCCAAGGCAATGTGGTTAAGGTCAAGGGTAAGGCTGATGCCTTAGCTTGGAATGGTGTAGACAACTACCTTGTGGATTTAAAAACTACTCGGGACCCAATGCACAAGTTTAAGCGTAACGCTTTCTTCAACTATGCACAACAAGCATACTTGTATAAGACTATCTTCAATGTAGATAAGTTCTACTTCTTAGTTGTACAGAAAGAGTTTCCTTATGAAGTGGGTATATACGAAGCAGGAGATGCTTTCCTTGCAAGAGGTGAGCAGGAGTTAGAAGATTCAATTAACCTTTACGAAAGATTATTTATCAATGGAGAATTCAAACCATACAGCGCAGACATTGATGTCATATAGTAGCCTTGAGAATGTAATCATCTCGGGTACAAGCACCATTAGTGGTGTTGCTATTGCAGACATTATGTCTAACAGTAAGAAGAAAGAAGTAGCACTGGCAAAGAGTATTGCTTGTGCTGTGTTCAATGACTATGGGTACGGAGTTCGTGAGATAGCGAGGCTATTAAGCATTGACCATAAAGGAGTATCGGTATATATCGGCTCACACGATAACCGAATGGCTGATAAAAAGTACACGATTAAGTACAAGAAAGTCAAAGCATTTGTTGAAGGCTATGAGCATTCAAATGAAGTAAACGTAAACAGACTGAATGAGATGTCCGCCAAGGTCATCGCAATGCAGGAAAGGTACGAGCATTTAAAAGAACTATTAACAAGTAACTAAACAAAAATCAAGATGGCAAACGACAAAGTATTCGTTGGAAAGACAAGTGTAATCACCACTAAGTTCGGTGAGATTGTAAAGGTAGCTTTAGGTCCACAGGACTTTGAGGTATTGACTAACAACAAGAACGAGAAGGGTTGGGTAAACCTTGAGATTAAGGACAAGCGTGATGGCGGTAAGTACATCCAACTCCAAGGTGAGTACACAGGTAAGCCAAAGGTGGCTGCTGTGAACGACACTGATGATATGCCTTTTTAATTTCCTTTTTCATTTCAGCTATATAAGTAGGGGGGCATTGCCCCCCTTCTTTAACTATAACCTTTAACACCAAAGAGAAATGAAAACACCAAAGACAATGGAGAAGTGGACTAAATTATATTGCTCTGATATATACGAAGTAAGTAATTTAGGAAGAGTTAGGAGTTTAAATAGAGAGGTTAAAATAGGTGGTAAAAACAATATCCAATCTACAAAAAAAGTAAAATCAAAAATACTTTCTCAGAACATCACAAGCGAGTACCCTTCTTTTACTATATACGACCCGACTACAAGTTCTAAAAGAAAAAGGATTAGAACTCATAAAGCAGTTTATCATTCCTTTAATACGAGTCCTTCTATAGAGGATTGCCTTTCAGAAAAACTTGTGGTAGACCATATAGACGGCAATAAACTTAACAGTAGTTTAGTAAATCTTGAATTAGTAACATATCAAGAAAACGCTCTTAGATATCAGAAGAGTAGGAATAATAAATTTCCTACATATATAACTGATATGAAGAGTAAGGATTACTACTATATATCTAAGAAAATAAAAGGAAAGTCTAAAGTATTTGGAAGATATAATTCTATTGAAGAAGCTATCAACAGAAGAGATGAGTTAATAAAAAATAATTGGAACCTTTAATACCAAAGATAAATGACACTTGAAGATGTTTTAGGATGTGTTTTAGTATTGGGTTGGAACGGATATCTAATTTATAAATGGAAGAGCAATGACAAGAAAGAGGAAGCACGTAAGAGAGATACAGAAATACTTGGAGATGTTAATGATAGACCAAGTAAACATAACACTACACGCCAGTAGATTTGGATGGAATGAAGATATACAAAACCAACTAACCAACTCAGCACTACTTATCCGTAAGTATCAGCGTAGGTTGAGACTAATAAAAATGTAATATGAGCGACAAGTATTTTTGTGGTGGATGCGATAAGCAGATACCCATTGTGATTGGCATTAACCAACTGCATATATGTGATTGTGGAACCCTTAATAACATAGGAGATGCAGAGTGACGAAGGACAAATGATTTATGACGTTGGTGTTCGCCTTGCTTGGAAAAAGAAGCGTGGTAACGGATACGTCAATATGTACCAAGGTACAAAGGACAGACCCTTTCAGTTTGTTACAAGAGCAAAGTCTCTTGACCATATCAATCGCAATCCAGAGATGATAGCGAAGATGATGTCGTTTGTAGGTGCAACAGGTAAAAGCGTTTACGATTTCCATATCGCAGAAGAGTTCTATCGTAAGGAAATAAGCAATAGCTTTTCGCATAAAGAGGAAGATTACGAGAAAGAATTTGGACAATAAAAAACAAGAGCAATGAGAAACATTATTTACAAAGCAGAAGATGTAGTAGATTCACTATCTACACTTCGCAAAGAGGGAGTTAAGAAAGGTGCTTGGACAGGATTTGAATCTCTGTTTGACAAGTACTCAGTTAAGAAAGGTAGCACCACATACATCTATGCTGGGGCGCACCAAGGTAAGTCGCAGTTTGGATTTGAACTGATGATGAACCTATCAGAGTTTAGCGGTTGGAAGTGGGCAGTGTATACTCCCGAGACAGGCTCACCTACTGAGGTGTTTGCCGAACTATTGTGGGTATACTTGCGTAAGCCTTTCCTAATCAATGACCATCTTACTGCTACAGATGAGGAGACAGAGAAGGCTATTGAGTTTATCAACTCACACTTCTACCTAATTGACAGCGGTCTACAAGACCTCAGCATTGAGGGATTCTACACAGCAGTAGAGACTATTGAAGAGGATAACTTTATTACCATTGATGGCTGTATGGTTGACCCATTTACTGAGATTAGAACTGATGTTTCCGCAGGTGTGCGTGATGACATTGCAATCGGTCAAGTACTTACTAAGGTCCGTAAGCACTCAGCAGAAAAGAACTACCACACCATTGTAACAGTACACACTAAACACCAACAAGCCAAGTACAAGAACGGAGTACCCTATGTTGACAAGCCTACGATGAACGATATCGCAGGGGGTATGCAATGGTCCCGTAAAGGTATGATGGTTGTTAATGTATGGCGTTGCCCCTACGGATTAGAGGATGGTAATGGTGTGCCTTACGAGCCTAACCAAGTAGAGATTACAGTGGTCAAGGCTAAACCAAAGATTGTTGGTAAGCTTGGGACAGTTACTTTATATTATGACAAAATGAAAAACAGATACTATGAACTTGACAGCAGAGGAGAAAAGCAATACGCCTATCCACAGCCTAATTCTTGATAGAAGAAAGGCATTCGCAGAACTAATCAGAGCATTCCTTAGGTTCAATGTACCCTCCGCCAAAAAGGTGGAGGTTATGCCTAACGGAAGTCTATCTATAAATGATGTTATATTTAAGGTAGACATCTCTGATTACACAGGTATTGAGGGTGGGTTTGGATATATATTCTTTAACCCATCAAGCGGTAGGTTAGTGATTGAGAAAGACAATGTCAGAAAAATATATAAGGTTGAGGTAGACCTATTAGATTAGTTAGTATATTAGTACTATGGATACAAGAGATTTAATACTTAAAGAGTCCGAAGCAGTTACAGAGTTGTTACTGCAAAAGAACAAGGCTTATGGTGATTCAGCACTAAACCCTGCGGGTATATTTGCAGGTGGCGATGCAGTTGATAACCTATGCTGTCGCATTGATGATAAGCTTATGCGAATCAAGATGCGTGGTATCACAGATGAAACTGAAGATACTGTCCAAGATTTAATTGGTTACTTGATACTACTGAAGGTTGCCCTAAGACAAAAGCGATGAGCAGAAACACATTCGTAAGAGCAAGTATCTCTGGGGACTATGGTCAAGACCTCGTAATGAAGTACCTTGAAGATAAGGGCTATGAGGTTGAAGAAGCCCCAAAGAAACTCTTCTACGATTGGGATGTCAAAGGCAAGAAGGGTGGACGAACTGTAACCGTTGAAGTTAAGTACGATAGCAAGGCTTATATGTGGGCTGCCCGAAGAGGCACGCCCGAACAGCCTAACCTATACATTGAGTTCAGAAGCACTACCAAAGATGCTGACTCGGGAATCTTAAAGTCTAAGGCTGACTTCTATTTCTACATACTGAAGACAGGTGACAAGGATATTGCTTTTGTGTTTGACAGAGTTCAGTTCTTACAGCACTTACAAATGTCTAACTACAAAGTAGTGGGCAATGGTGCTACAGGAGATAACAACGCACAAGGATGGATACCTCCACTGCACGAGCTACTCGTTTCTCGCTATGGATATAAAGCAACTATAGACCTAACTAAATATGCTTGAGATAGACCTTGACCTTCCTAAACCACCAAGCTTAAATCAGTACTATGCTGGTAAGCATTGGGCAATTCGTAAAAAACAAAAAGATGAATACTCTAAATTCTGTAAAGAAGAACTTGAAAAATTTGATGCGTTTACCTGTGAAAGCTATGAGATTCACATTAGGTACAACTCTCGTCACGATGTTGACAACGTTATTCTTGTTTCAAAATTTCTCTCGGATACTCTCGTTACTATGGGTATCGTTAAAGACGATGGCAACAAGTATTACAAAAGGCTTAACATCAAGATTGACAAAGACCTACCGAAAGATTCTTTCAAAGTAAAAATAAAGTGTTATGATTAACCAAAGAAATTATCAAACGTGTAAATTTATTAAGAACAGGATTGACCTCTATCTATACGAGATGGCTAATCTGTTCGCTAACATAGGTACTGACTCTACACACGAAGAGGTTGCCGAAGCCTATAGGCGTGAGGCAGAGTACATTGAACTAATTGTAGAGCTTGACCCCGAGAAGGGAGAGCGACTACGCTCATCCTACTAAGATGTTATTTGAAGAATACTACGAAGATTTAACAGATGCAGAAGCAAATCTCATACTTGATATATACCGAGTCATTGACCTATTGGTATACAACCACGACCCAGTCACATTGGTTAGATTGGGATTTGAGCTTGGTATAAACACGCAGGAGCTTTCAGACTACCTGCCTATTATAATCACTATACTTAATAAAGTAGAAGAACAATATGCCGAGGTACGACAAGTCGCTGATTGAGCGTGAAGCAATCCTATCTGTAGAACAAGGTAGCCTAACCAACGAACTTGGTATTTTTATACTACAGCGTTGTAAGGAGATAGCTTCCTCTGCGTTTGTAACAGATGGTAACAACGAGCTAAAGCAAGCATTGATAGATGCTGCTGTGATGCGTACCTGCGAGAAGTTCTTGCACTACTATACCGAAGGTAAGTCTGCTGCAAATCTTGTGATTAGTATTATATACTCAACAATGACCAATAAGATAGTATCGCTGAATCACAGTGATGTGTATGGTCAAAACATAAAAGGTTACCTCACCTTAATAGAGGATGGTGAATCCGTTACCAAGCTAATGCGGTATATTAAAGATGATTATCTAAGCGAAAAATTATGATTGAGATTTATAACAGTTGGTTACTCATAAGTTCAGTAGGACTTATGTTTGCATTCTTGTTTATCTTTGAACCCTATGGTTATGTGATGGAAAGAATCCTTCCGTTTAAGCCATTTAACTGCGTTCTGTGCTTCTCATTCTGGTCAAGCCTACTCTTGTATGCTTGCCTCGGAGAAAACCCCTTATACGCAATCTATACAGCTTTCATTGCAGAGCTTTCTTATCGGAAGCTGGTGAATGAATAATGTAAATTCTAAAACCGAGTGGGTGTTTATTTATTGGGACGAAAAAATAGAAAATGATGACAAATCTAAACAGTGACTTTCACTTATACTTTGAGTACAGTGAGTTTGATTCCCCCGACCAAGAGGGAAGCTATGAGCATATGAACGTAGAGTTCTTAAACAAGTTAGCACAAGCAAGAAAGATTGCGGCAGTTGGTTTTAAGATAACAAGCGGTTACAGAAGCCCCGCTCACAACGCTAAAGTAGGTGGAGTAAAAGGAAGCAGTCATACCAATGGACACGCTGCTGATATCTACGCACCCACATCAACACAAAAATATCTAATTATTAACGCTCTTCTCCAAGCAGGGTTTAATCGCATCGGTGTAGCAAAGAACTTTATACACGTTGATGATGACCCAAGCAAGGCTGAAGATGTAATCTGGACCTACTAATGAAAAATGATTTTGATGTAAGCGATACATTCGCTGACTTCGTAGACGAAATGACTAATGACGAGAAAAACAATAACGCTCAATGCTCCATTGATAATCCAGAGTGTGAGGCGTGTGGTAGCTGATTATGAAAAATCCAATAACAAAACTATTTACAGGGGGTGCGAAGGAAGCTGTGGAAGCGGTTGCCAATGTGGTAGATAGATTCGTAACTACACCCGAAGAGAAAGAAGCTGTGCGTCAGAGCATAGAACAAGAAATCACCAAGCGTTGGCAGGCCGATAGCCTTACCGATTCTTGGTTGAGTAAGAACGTTAGACCATTAACCCTTGCAACCGTTATGATATTCCTTGTACTTATGACCTTCTTTGAAGGCTTTGGTATTAGTAGTGTTAACGAAAGATGGATTGGGTTATGGGAGCTGGTAAGCGTAACAGTGATAGGCGGTTACTTCGCAGTAAGAACCGTGGACAAGAGAACAAAAGTAAAGTAAGTTGGTGCGAATATGAACCAATAGAATGTACCTGTAACGGTACTTGTAATAAGAAGGGGGGACGTTAATCGTTCCCCTTTTCTTTTTGGGACTCTTTGTATCCCTTCTCATACTCAACGTGCATCTCAAGAATATAGATTCTATCCTCTATGTCGTTGATTACAACAATCTTTTTATCAAGCCTTTCGTGTACAGTATGTAGCTCCATCTTTAGAGATGAGAACTCGGCGTAGATTCCACCCGCTGCAAACACTGCTGCAACAAGCCATATCAACATAGACCAATTTTCTTTTATAAAGGATTTACTTTCTTCCGCCATTGCGCTTATTCATAAAGTACCACTTCTGTGCGGTGTAACCTATGGATGCTAAAAGCAGTAATATCTTGAGGGTGTTCTCCAAGTTAGAGAACGACAGTGCCATTGTAGACGAATTGATTAGAAGTACTTTCAAGTCTGTAGTATCCATTACGGGTTGTAGCTTACTCCTCCGTCTTCGCAGGACTTATATATGATACCATCTTGAGGGTAGAACACATCACCTTGGTAGGTATCCTCTTCATCAAATAAGTCATTGTCGCAACCATCGGCAGTAGCGATTGCTTTAATTGCCGCATTGTCAAGGATATAGTTAGTGATACGTTTGTTGATATAAGATAGTTTACTATCAACAGTAGTAGATATGGTGTCAAGGATGTATTGGTCTTGCTTCTGCTCTTCCGCTTTAGTTGTTGCAGTTGCAGTGCGTAATATAGAAATAGCTGCTTTCGCAGAGTACATAGCCAAGGTATACTTTACCAGCTTAAACAAACCTTGCTCGGCTACATTTAATGTTTCTGCTAATACTTTAGCCTCAATATCTTCATAGAGACAAGTACCTAATAAGTCTTGTATTGATGTGTACTGCTCCAATTGGATTAATGCCAATAAAGCACCTCTGTCCATACGCTTCGGTAAAGGGAAGTTTTGGTACAGGTAGTTATCGTCTATGAATATTACGTCAACCATTATTATACGTCTTCAGTGTTAGCACCTTTAATACTCTCCAAGTTGATTGGTTCCTCAACAACAGATAGATTCATTTGGTCATAACCTACAGTAGCAAAGATTCTGTTTACAGAGTCTAAAAGAATTTCTCTATTAGGTAGCGTTTCAGTCGCTCTAAATATTTGGTAAGCCGTAACAAGTTCGTTACCTGTGCCTCCCAATTTACCACTAACCATAACACCAAATAGAGTAGGAGAAGTAACGTTGTGGGCTGTAAGTATTTTGGCATCATTAAGTTTTGATAAAACGTCTACCGTCTTGTCTAAATTGGAAACGTCTAATGGCTCAAACTTCGGAGCATCCTCCTCTTTCTTTACCCAAGAGACAATAAAGTTATCTGCGTCAGCTCCTGTAAAGGACTCCTTGAACTTGTTGTACTCCTCACGCTTCTGCTCTGCACTCATATTTCTACCAATGAAGGTAGCCAATACTCTTGGCGTAAAGCCGTTCTCCGCAGAGTTCTTAATGTGCTTACCAAAGCTGAAGTCAGACTCAATATAATGGAACGCAGAGATGTAGCTGGGTACACCATAATATGGGTTGCCACTATAAGGGTTACCTACATAAAGGACCGCTTCAGTACCGCTCTTATCAAACTTATTAAATGCCTTAATCTTACGAGGCTCATTGTGCTGTACAGAATTAGAGCCATAGCCGAAACTTCTACGGACGATGTAGTGTGTTACCTCACCTTTATCATTTGGCTCCGCTACACGCACTCCTTTAGGGTCTAAAGACTTAAATTCAAGTATCTTTGTACGCCCCTTATTCCAACGCACATAAAATGCTAATGCACCCTTATGCTCATATTGGAATGATGCGTGAGTTAGTACCTCGTACAATCCTTTGTTGTTACCACCACAGTGGTTTACAAAAGCCTTTAGCTCTGCTTTAGCCTTGTTGGTTTTAGCAAAGTCATCACTGTAGTCAATGTCGTTACCGACTACCATCTTTGCCTTCTTTGTTAAGATACCACTATGCACAGGAGATTGGCGTAACATCTTCTCAAGAATAACTGGGAAGTCATCGTTAACACCGAACTTAATGTAGTCACCTACAAGAGTATGTCCTAATTTGTAACGACCATTAAGGTCTTCAATAGAGTTCTCTAACTCGTTTGTTGCGATAGAATGCTCTGTAGCTTGCACATAAGTGTTAGATGCAAAGAATTCTGATATATTAGATAGTAGTCCCATTGTATTAATTTACAATTTATAGGTCAGTAAACCTCACAGTAGAGCCATAAATACCTGTACCCGTTTGAGTAACTGTATAATCTTGCACCTCTGTAAGATACTTGTAGCTGTCACCACTGTTTGTGATTGTAAGCTCGTACTCGCCACCTTCAATATCGTTAGATAAAAGGTCTATGTTAATCTGAATGAAGTCCTTACAGGAGTCAAGGTTGTTAAGGTCAGTAAGGTTGGTAATCGTTAGACTACCAGTACCTACCACCTTATCCAATGTAACGTCAAAGCTGTTTACCGTGAAGGATGAGAGCTTGACGAAAGATAGAGTATTTACTACTCCTGTCTTCAGTCTTTTCATTAATGATTAATTATAGTTCAGCAGGTGTGTTCTCTGCAATAAAGGTACGAACTTCTGCGTTGGTGTATACGGTGTAGTTAGGTGCTGACTGACCATCGCCTAAAGCGATAAGGGCAGACACTTCGCTATCTAACCAAGATGCTTCCATCTCGTATACTACAACATCAGCTACG